GTGGTGTTAACCGGGTTAGAGCCACCCTGCTCGGCTGCGACGAGGTGGCCCGAGTCGAGGGTGTTGATAGGGCCATCCTTGGAAATGGCTTCACCAGACAGATGCGAGGTGAGATGGCCGCGATCGCCGCGCAGGCGCGCGCAGACCTCGCCAATCCAGGCGTTGGCCCACGAGTTCCTCAGAACGGAAGAGATGCGGTGGATCAAGCACGCCTGGAAGCCCATGGACTTCGAGAAATGGGTGAAGAGGTACCCGCCCGTCCGGCAGGAGCAGTTGCGCGCCGGCCGCGAGAAGGCGCTGCAGAGCGGCCTCCTCCGCAAGAAGGACGCGCGCGTGGGGAACTTCATCAAGGTGGAGACGACAACGAACGCGACAGACCCGCGGAACATCAGCCCGCGGGAGGACGAATTCATGAGCGTGGTGGGGCCATACATCGCGGCGGTGGAGAAGCACGCGCACCACGCGCGCTTCCTGGTCAAGGGTATGAACCTGGCCAAGCGCAACGCCAAAATGTCGCCCCTCCTGGCGAAGAAGCGGTTCATCGAGATCGATTACGCCAGGTTCGACATGACCATCAACCGCAGCATGCTCGAGGTAGAGCGCACCCTGATGACGAGCACGTTCCCCAGAACGGTGTTCCCCGAGTTGCACGAGGCGTACGACCTCATGATGCAAACGACAGGCACGAGTTCCCTGGGCACCCGGTACACCAAGCTGGGCGGCCGCAACAGCGGGGACCTAACGACGTCGATCGGGAACGGCCTACTGAACAGGTTCGCCGTGTGGATGTGCTTGAGGAAGTTGCCACCTTCCTCATGGGTGAGCTTTCACGAAGGAGACGATGGGATAATCGGGGTGGACACCGACCTGCTCAACCAGGTGGTGGACAACCTGCAATTCCTGTGGACCGTGGGGTTCCAGCCCAAAATGGACGTGTACAACCACATCGTGCAGACGTCATTTTGCGGCAGGTTCCTGGTGGACACGCCGGGGGGGCTGGAGTCGTACTGCGACCCGCTACGCACCCTCAGTAAGATCCACACCACGTGCGCGATGGGCGACGCGAGAGAACTTATGTGTGCCAAGACCCTCTCGTATGCCTTCACTGATGGCACCACTCCTATGGTCGGGCCTTACAGCTATGCCATCTCGACCATATTGTCCAGGGAGATCAGCGTTGTGCGGCTTGAAGATCGGCTGCGACGGCTGGTGAAGAGTAACGAGCTCCCCTGGTTCTTCGCTGAAGCGCTGAGAAAGCAAGGCGTTGACATTCGTGCCCTATCCTCTCGTCCAAGGCCGGAAGTCAACAACGAGCTACGTGCGGCGTTTGCAATGCGAACTGGCATCAGTATTCGTGAGCAATTAGAATTCGAAGCCGTGTGCTGGGGCTGGCTCTCCTCCGGGAGGGTCGGTGACGACCTCGAAGCTCGCGATATACCGTTCTGCTACAAGCCGAACGTCTGGTATGACATCAACCCATACTAGAAC